CGGTCACCGGGGCCGTGGTGTCAGGGCCGGGCGTCACGCTGTCGGCGTAGCCCTCGTTGCCGGGGCCGCTGCCTTGGTTCTGTTGCGTGTTCGCCTGCCGCGCCAGCTCCGCGGCGATCGCCTCGCGCTGCTCGCACGCCTCGCGTGACATGCCCGACAGCATGCACGTCTCCAGACTGCTCTGCGTCACGGCGGGTTCTGGCGCTGCTGGAGCCGAGTAGGCCGGGATGGTCGGGTTCACGGACGGGATGAAGCCAGAATTGAAAAGGCTGCCAATCGCAGGCCCGGTGTCAGGCCCCGGCAGCGCGCGGTTGGTCGCGGTGCCGTAAGGCCCTACATCCGGTGAGGACTGATAAGCGTAGGTTCGTTGACCCCTAGCCATGATGTCTGCCTCACACGTTCACGCCAGCGGCGTCATAAGTTGCAGCTATCGAGATCAATTCAACATCCGGCGGCGACGCCTGCGCGATCGTCACCTGACAGATCGGCGCGTGGCTGAAGCCGGTATAGCCAATCGAAACCCACATGGTGTTACGCACCGTCGCCGTCGCAGGCGCGGGCTGGTCCCACTGCGCGTACTGCGCGATGTCAGGCGCGGACGGCGGCGTGGGGCCGGGCGGCGTCGGTCCAGCATCCGGCCCCCACAGCCCCTGATCCCAGACGTCGAGCGGACCGGGGTCGGGTGCGGCCGAGGGCGGCGGGGGGATCACGATCACATAGTCGGTCGTGGCACTGAGCTGTGGCTGGAACGGCTCGCCTGCGCGGGCGCGGAAGGAAGCGCGCGCCTGCCGCCACACGATTGTTGCTGACTGGCTAGAGAACATTTCCCAGCCGCCCACCATCGTGGCGGTGTAGGGCACGCCGTTGTCGGTGCCGGTGCGCTCGAACTGCACGATCTTGCCGTCCTGCGTTCCGAAAAAAGCATCCGCACGAAGCCGTCCGAAGCACATGGCGTCGACGTTGGTGTAGCGCGTCCACGCGCCGGTGGCGATGTTGACCGCGCCCATCGTCAAGCTGCCGGGTATGCCGCCGGGGTAAGTTACGAAAAGTCCGCCGAACTCGTCCCACTTGCACATCGTCCACGGCAGCGCGCGCTTGGCGTTCACTTCATCGCGCCACTGCGGCTTGATCGGGCGGGTAATGGCAGCCAGTTCGAGCTGGCTTGTATCTTTGGTAATCGACGCGCTGATCGGGATGATGCCGTCCACCGTCGCGATCAGCACGTCGCCGCCGATCGGCGTGTGGCAGTTCATGCCGAGCGGATTGGAAGTGGCGTATCTGCCTTCCTGCCGCCAGTTCGCGGCCGTGCTCGGATCGCTGCCGGTGAAGATCAGCAGCTCGCCCTGATCGGTCATGAAAACGCACTTGTCGTCGATGCCGTCGCCCGCATCGATCGACCAAGTGAAGCCGCACAGCAGCTTGCCGCCTTTGGTGGCGGCACCGGCGAGCGGGATCTGCAAGATGCGTCCCTGAAACGCGTTGGTCGGCAAGTACCACGCGTTCATGGTGCCGCCTTCAACAAAGAAAAAGCGGCCGCGGTACTTCCAGACATAAGTCAGGTTGTGGCCGTTGAGGCAGCTCGGCGGCGGCGTGATCGCGGGATCTGCGTTGATCTGGCTGGCGTTGAACGTCGTCCACGTCGTGCCGTCGAAGTGCAGCACAAAGTCGCCTGCCTCGTTGCAGACCAGCATGTGGTCGCCAGCTTGGTTCGCGAGCTGTGATGCAACGTAGTTGCCGGACAATTGCCCTGTCTTGATCGACACCGGCGAGGACGCCGTGACATCGTACAGCTTGGTGGCGTTGCCCGCGTACATCCGCTGCTGGTTGCCGCTGATGAAATTGAACATGGAGATGACCGGCGTGGTTTCCGGCAGGCTGGCCCACGTCTTGGTGCCGCCGCGCAACTTGAGGCCCTTCGTGGTGGGCACCCAATTATCCAGCACCAACGCGCCGCCGGGCTGCATGAAGCTATCGTTTTCGTTGAGCACCAGCCCGCGCGTCGGTGCAGGTAAGGTCACCGTCTGCAATTGCTGCGCGACCTGCGCAGGCACCGCCTGCCGCTTGAAGCCTTGGTAGGTTGCTACGTTCATGGCGTCGGCCACGGGTAGGCGACGCGCGCGTTCGCCGAGATCGGATGCCGCCCGACAATGATGGGCGCGGGCCTGTCATGTCCCATCGCCATCGCCAGCGCGTCAGTGTAGGTGCCCATATCCTCCGCGTAAGAGGTGCCCTTGTTCTGCTTCCACTGCCAGATCATGCCGAGCTTCAAGAGCCGTTCGTCGAGCCGGAAGCTGTCGGTGTCGGCCATGAAGCTGTCGCCATACCCGCCGCTGGTGAGGTTGACGCAGTTCTTTTCGAGGTAAGGGAAGTAGACGCTGGTTCCGGTGGCGAGCACCGGCGCGATCAGCATCTGCCCGCCGAGCATCGTCCACTCACCGAACGGTGCATCGCTGATGTTCGCGGCGCGCCGGTTCAACCACTCGTCGGTGTCTGGAATGAAGCGCAGCGGTTGCTGCGTCGAGGTCGAGCGCCAGACATTGGCGGTCAGCAGCATGCGCTTGTAGTTGGCGGGCAGGTTGAACCCGGCGGCGACGCCGTCGCCGGGATAGGTTTGCACCTTGCGGAAGATCGTCCAGTCGCGCGTGTCGTAGCTGATGCGCTGCGCCATTTCATTAGCTAACGCCAGCATCTCCTGCATGGTGCGGTTGGCGACGATGTTGGTGGTGACGGACGTCGGCTGTTGCACGCCGACGACAGCGCAGACGTCACGAACCACCGACAACAATGTCATCTTACGCTGCTTTCTGTTCGGCCAACTTCTCTCGCAGCCGCCGGATCATGCCGATCAGCTGTCGCACTTCACTGCCGACGACGATGTAGTGGTCGTCCTTTGACCCCTCGTACAGCCGCTCCAGATCCGCGTCAGACAGGTCCATGTCACGCCGCCTTTTCTGGACGCGAGTTTTCCGCCATTCGCGTCAGGTTCTTGCGGTTCAGCGAACCCATAGGAGCCTTGCCGGTGTTGGCCTCGATGTACGCGCGCAGCTCGTCCAGCGACATCGCGTCGAACTCGCTGTCGGCTGCGCCCTCCGCGGCGCGGCGCTCCTGCTTGATCTTGTTATCCTCCTCAAGAACCGCGTTGCGCGCCTTCAGCGCGGCCAGCTCCTCGGCCATGCGCAGGTTCGGTGCCGCCATCTTGCTCTCGCCGATGAAAGCCTCCGCGGCGTTCTTCATCTCCCGGCCGCCGGGGCCGAGGTTCTTCAGCTCCGCGCCTTCGACCGCGGACAGCTGCTCGACGGTGTAGATGTTCTGCGCCTTCAGCTCGGAGCGACGACCCTCACTGAGGAACGGCGCGAAGTCGAGCGGCGTGCCCTGCTTGGTCTGCGACGCCTTGGCCTTGAATTGCCGGTACTGGTGCGAGAAGCGTTCGGCATAGGATTGCTTGGTCTGCTCGCCGGTCAGGGGATCGTCGATCCAGCGCGCGAAGGCGGTGGCCGGAAACACCTTCACGTCTTTCGAGCCGGGCGCGCGGATCTCGCAGATCTCTTGGTCATCGTAGATCGGTCGGCCTTCCTCCAGCGACTTCGCTTTGTTTTCAGTTGCTAGATGCTTGAACAGAACGACGAGAAGATCATCAGGGTCGTTGATAGCCATAGTGCTTCCTTCCTTGTTGAAACGGTCCGGGTCGCACTCGGCGGAAGGAAGGCTTGACCTACACCTCACGCGACCCGGTTGTACCAGCTACCTGTCGTTCGGCGTCAGGAAGCCGGAACGCTGTCGTACATGCGCCAATTAAAAAGCGGATTGGTCATCGTCAACTCGCCCATCCACCCGATAAACTGCGCAATCGCGTCCTTGTCGATCGGCATCTGTCCGTCACCGTCGAACAGCTTGTCGAAGTTGCGGGCGCTGTTGTAACGCAAACGGAGCGTGTCGGTGTTGATGCCAAAGGTCGTGTTGGCAGGCATGTTCGAGCCAATACCACCATCCAGCACGATCTCCGCGCGCTTGCCGCCGCCGATGTATTCGAGCGCCGAGAAGCCGAGCTTGCCGAGCGACGTCTCGTTCTGCTGGCGCTGGATGGCGACCGTTGCGGCGTCGTAGGCCGCGTAGTGCTCCGGCGACATGATCAGCAAATCCGCGTAGTCACGACCGCGCGAACGCTGCGTCATAATGTAGTTCAGCATCGGACGGATGCTGGTCGAGTTGACCTGCGTCTGACCGGCGAAGAACGAGTGAGCGTCAAAGGTGGCGGTGCGCCAGATGATGGCGGAGCCGCGGTCGATGCCGCCATAGACGCCGGTGGTGTTCGCGATCGGGATGGCGGTTGCGAGGCCGGTGATCTGCTTGTTGCCGTTCGCGGTGCCGTCCGAGTAGATACCCTGATCCATGGCATCCTCCAGCGCCTTTTCCGCCGCCGAGATGTAGCTCTCGTAGACGTCCATCAGCTGGTTGTCGCCTTGGTTGTTGAGGATCTCTTGGTAGGAGAGGATGATCGGGATCACGACCATCTTCGGGTCGAAGAAGGCGTCGTTGAACAGATCGATCGCCGGGTTCAGCAGCTGATCGTAACCGCTGTACCACTGCGCGGATTGCTTGCCGATCTGGAGCGTCTGACGAATTTTCGGACCTGAGTAGGTCTGCCACAGACCTTTGCGCCGCATGACGGCGAGAAGGGCGTTGTTGTTGCTGACGAGATCCTCGTAGCCGGATGAGCGATCTTCGATCGCCATGCTGAGGATCTGCTGGTAGGCGGCGTTACTCGTTACGTTGGGCATGTGCTCAACTCCAAAGGGTTCAGATACTGCCGTTCAAACGCGCGATGGCGTTCGCAACAGCTGCGCGAGGGGTTGGACTTGCCTGTCGAGGTCGCCGCGAAGTCCCGTTAGGGCCTATCTCGCTGGTGCCGTGGATCGAGCGGTCCGGTTCTCGGGTCTGAGCCGATGGGTTGCGCGTCTGAGGCGCTCGGGTGGTCGGGTGGAGCAGCTCCGCCCGCCGATAGGCCGTTTCGAGATCGAAACCGAGCTTCAACTCACGCTCAATGACGGTCCCGAGTTCGTCAAAACGTGGATGCGTATCGGCGAACACGTCGATCGCGGACCGGGTCTGGACGAACTGCTGGTTAGTATGCATCTGCTGCACGGTCTGCTGCAAGTGCTGGATCTGCTGGTGCAGCGCGCCGATCTGCTGGCTGGCCGCCTGCTGCTGGTTGCCCATCTGGAGCTGGCGGAGCTGGTCCGGCGACTGTGAGAGGACGTGATACGCGATGTCGCGCAGGCCGATCTTCTCGCCGTCGGGGGTGCGCAGGTTCAGATTATTGACGATCACATCCAGCCCCGCGATCGGGTCGGCGCGCAGCTTCTGCTCCATGCCGACATAGTTGGTCAGCGCGGTCTGGAGCGTGGTGCCCTGATCCGCCGCCATCTTGTGGAAATGCCGGATCTTCGACATCTCGTCGAAGTCGTTCTTGTAGACGCGGTAGGCTTTAACGAACTCCTCCTGCATCCGGCCGACCTCGCCGCGGACGCTCTCGGGCGTGGCGTGCCATTCGGCCTTGGCGTGCTCGCCCATGCGGCTCGGCGGCTGCGCAAAGGGGGCATTTGGAGCCAGTTTGCGGACCGGCTGCCCCTGATTGGTACCCTGTTGTGGGATGTTTCCCTGTGCAGTCCGCGTATCTTGGACGTTGCCGGGCGCGCCTTGCGCACGCGGCGCGAACCGGCCGCGGTCGCGCGGCTGGGCGGCGGACGGAACCGCAGCTTCCGCTTGCGGACGCTTGCGGAGATCCAGCCGCTCCGGCTTCGTCTCCTCCGGCGGCTTGTTGTGGCCGGTCTTGGCCTCCGCGGGCGGCGCGGCCTTCTGGGCGGGCTGCTGGCCCTTTCCCGGAGGATTGCTCGCGCGGTCGAACGCGCGCTGGATGGCCGCCTTGCGCTCGGCGGCAGCGTCCACCGGCTTTTCAGGTGCCTGCGAGCCGACCGGGTTCGGGCTGTTGACCGGGTTCTGGTTGATCTGGACTTCGGTCTGAGGGGTGGGGGTAGGCTGACTTGCGGGATTGGGCGCGGGAGGCGCAACGCTCTGGTCTGACATTGTAATTTCCTTCCTTTACGGACCTATGGGCCGCGTTTTGAATTTATGTTACCGGCGCGGACCTGCTCGACCGCCTTGCGGATCGAGGCGCGGCGGCTTTCCGCGGCGGCGCGCGTCTGCGAGATCTTGACCCGCGGCTTCGGCTTCTCGTTGCCGACCTCGATCAGGCCGTGCGCCTTCCCGGAAGCCCGAAACGCGCGCTTGGACGTGTAGAACCTGCCGTCGACCTGCTCGACAGGCTCCATGGTGTCGCTGATGACGAAAGGCAGCGGCATGTTTTCGGACCGCTGCTTTTCGTGCCTCTCGCGCCGGACCCGCCAGCGGCCCGGCTCGAACTCCTCCAGCTCGATCGTCATTTCGGGTTCCCACCGGTGGTCGACACCACCACGAACGTAACCGGGATGCCGCCTGCGGCGACCTTGGTGACCGCTCTGCCATACTTCGGCGTGCCGGTCGCCTCCGTGACCGGCATCCCCAGCCGCGGGAAGGTGGCGGTGACATCGGTCACCGCCAGCCCGCCGCTGGCGACCGTGATCACCGCCGTGCTCATTTCTTCCTCGTCGAGGCGCGCGAGATCGGCGCGAACTCGAAATCGACCGGGCCGGACGACACCGGTCCGTTCTTGATGATGACCTGAACGATGACCGGTTCGGCCCACAGCGATGGTTTAACCCCTGTGGACAGCGTCTTGGCGTCGGGGTCGAACGTCGTCGGCTCGTCGTGTCCGGCGAAGTTGATGACGCTGTCGGCGAAGAAGTTGTCGCCGGTGACGATCAGCGAAAAGTCGGGATCTCCGACCATGCAGCTCGCCGGGGACAGGCTTTCGATGACCGGCTCCGGCACCGTCACGCCTTCCGGCAGCGGCAGGCTGACCGTCTGCGGCTCGTTGATGGAGGCCGAGAACGGGAAAGGCTGCGGCGCAGCCTCTTTCGGTGCGGCCTTGGCGTCGGCAGGCTGGCCCTGCTCGGAGAGCGGTAGCTTCTCGCGCTCGTCGTGCTTCTTGTCTGTCATGTGATCTCCTCCGTTGTTACGATGCGCAACGGGGCGGCGCGCAAACGCCACCCCGCCACTTGACCCTCGAACCGTTGGAGGCGGCCCGATGCCCGAATACCACTCTACCAATCCCCGACCATTGCCGTCTGCCGAATACCTCCGTGATCGTCTCGATTACTCGCCTGAAACCGGCGAGTTGGTATGGAAGGCGGGAAGGCGGATGCGGCGAGCACTTATCGGTACACCTGCCGGGTCGCGCGGCGCAAAACACATCAAGGTCTTTATTGACGGACGTCCGTGCCCTGCGCATCGCGTTATCTGGAAGATGATGACTGGAAAAGATCCGCCTTCCGACATCGACCACAAAGACAGAGACGGCCTCAACAATCGCTGGAGCAATCTTCGCCTCGCGACCCGAGTTGAGGCTGTATGGAACAGGAAGCTGCCGCGACGGCGTAATCTTCCGTGCGGCGTTGAACCGTCCACCGGCGGAAAATGGCGGGCTAGAATTATGGTCAATGATACCCGTCGTCATCTTGGCACTTTCACTACCGCGGAAGAAGCTGGCGCGGCCTACGAAAAGGCCGCGCGCACCCTCCACGGCGACTTTTTTCCTGTTTAGCTAAACGTCCATGACACGGTTGCGGTGGTGATCACGCCGCCGGTGACGACGTAGACCGGCCACGTTCCGGCTGTGGGCCGCTTGGCCGTGGTCGCGGTGATGTTGGTGGCCGACACGAACGTGGTCGGATACGACACACCGTTCACCACCAGCACGCTCTGGCGGGTGAAGTTGGTGCCGGTCGCCGAGCAGGTGCCGGTGCCGCCACCGGACGCGATCGTCGCGATCGACGTCAGCGTCGGGTTGGTGGCCGGGCTGAGGCTGGAAGCGTGAAGTGAGTTAGGACTGACCGGTGCACCGGCGTCGGTGGTGGCCTTGACCAGTGCCGGGCCTGCGCCGACCGTGGTCAGGGCAATGGGCGCGTAGATCGCGCTGGAGTAGCTCGCGGTCGCCAGCGTCTCGGTGCCCAGCCCCTCCGCCGTGGCGCTGGCGGCCGCCGGGACAAGACCGCTGGCGACGCCGGGATAGGAACCGGCCGCGCTGTTGAAGCCGGTGCCGCCCGCGCCTGCGGCGTTGGTACCCGGCGTGGTGCCGGTGTTGTTGTCGGCTGCGGAGGTGCCGCCGGTCAGCGCGGCGACGGATGCTGCGAACGCAGTCGGCGTCAGCGCCGAGCCGTCGTCATAGTAAGGCGGCGGGTTCGGGTTGACGCCGACGCCGGGCGTGGTCTGGTCCGGTCGTCCACCGGAGCCGTCGGCGGCGACCGCGGTCATGTCGCCCATGTTGGCGTATTGCTGCCGGGTGAAGTTCGGCGGGTTCGGGCCGGTGACGCCGGTGCTCGCGAAGTTGGTCGGCGGCGTCGGGTTGGGCGGGGTAACGGTAAGCGCGCTCTGGGCCATGCTAGTCTCCTCTGGGTTGATAGTCGTCTTGAGCGGCGAGCGCGCCCAACACGGGCGGCACAGTCAACAGCGGCTCCTTGCCGCGGATGAACTTCTTTAGGGTCTGCTTCGGCGTCTCGCCGCGCTTTTCGGCGGTCAAGTTAAGGCGGTCCTCAAAGAACCGCAGGAACGGCTTGCTCTCGTCGGACGCCAGCCCGGTCAGCTTGCCGCCGCCGACCCACGCCGACGCCTGCGTCTGCGCCGGTGTCAGGCCGAGGTCTTTGCCGAGCGACTGGTAGTACTTTTCCATCGCCGCGTACTCGTTTTCCTTTGGCTGCGCCTGCCACCACGCGGCGCGGTTGGCGGCGTCATCGATCGACACCTCGCCGCGCTCCAGCATCTTCTGGATGTTTTGCTTGGGCGCGTCCTTGTTGACTTGAAACGCGGTTTCCAGAAAACGCGGGTCGCGGGCCAAGATAGCGGGCAAGCGAAAGGCGTGCGTATCGACCGTCGCGGGTTGCTGGTTGCCGACGAGGTTTTCCACGAACGACGCGGGCTTCGGATTGTTGAGGGGGTCCCAGCCCGGCCCCGCCACCCTGTTGGCGTTCATCTGGTGCAGCTTCTGCGCCATGTGCCCGTATGGCTGCGGGTTCTTGTCACCAACGGCGGGCATCGGCTCCCCGCTCGCGGCGCGGCCGTAGTAGTACGACGCATTGCGCACGTTGCTGCCGACGTCCGACCGCGGCGACGTGGCGGCCACCATGTCCATGTACTTGCGAAATGCCGCGTCGCCGCCCTTGCCCAGCTCGGCATTGAACGCCTCGCGCAGCGGCTCGGCGTTGTACCAGTTCGCGCCGCCCATCTTTTGACCCTCAGAGATGACGTCCAGCATCTTGCTGCGCACTGTCGGGTCATTGGTGATGTCGAGCGTTCGCTGCGGCACGCCGCGCGGGGGCGTGTACCGGGGCAGATCAAATTGCGAAACCTTCGGCACTTCACCCAGCCGCGAGTAGTCGAACAACGAACCGGGCTTCACGCTCTCGGTCTTGAGGCCGCCGCCAGAGAACGCCAGCGCCATGTTAGTGGCGGTATCGACGTCGCGCTGGGTCATGCCGAAGCGCGGGTCTGCGGTCTTGTAGATCACTGGCGAGGGGCTGGTGTCCTCCGGCTCACGGACGAACAGCGCGCGGCTCAGATTGTCTGCCGTGCGGTTAACCGCGGGCACGCCGGGGGAGAACTGGCCGCCGCTGCCGATCGCGGGCGCGCCAACATCGGGCAACCACGGCGCTTCGACCGGCTGGTAGGCGTCCTGCGCGGCCAGCGCGCCAATGGCCCAGCGTGCGTCTGTCATCGGAACGTCCCCTGCATCGGGTCTGGTTCTTCGTAAGTGCCTTGGTCGTAAGTTGCGCCGAGCGCGGCTGTCGGTGCGGCTGCGACGCCGTACTTCTTCAGGATGTCTACGTTGGCGGGGTCGAACACGACGTAATTGCTGGTGAGCGGCTCCTGAAACAACGCGCTCTTGTTTGAGAATTGACGCCCACGCGACCCCTCGTCGAGATACTTGATGCCGGGGATGTCATGCTGTTGAAGAAATTGCGACGCCTCTGGCGGTTTCATCCGAGCCACTTCAGGGCTTGTCAATAACTGCCACGCCTCCTTGCCTGATGCTTCTGGAATGTCCTTTTGCATCTGCATGTAGGTGCGCCAATCAGGATGATTTTGCATCATCCGTAACTCTAGCGTGTCGTTGATCGCCTCGGCTTGATGTGGACGTATCCGCTTGTCCCAGTCCAGCATCTGCGCCGGGTCGGCCTTGATGTTGACCTCGTAGGTGCGCGGGCCGAACAGCTTGCCTGAAGTAAGAAATTCATGTTGCGCCAGTGCCTGATCAAGCTGGCTCTGGAATTGAGCGGGGTGCTTTTGATAAAATTGTATGTCGCTTAGGTTCTTGGCTATCGCACTTTCACGGTTGAAATCCTCCCGCTTTAGCATTTGCGCGGCTTCGTACTCTGCCGGGCGATCCCTGAACTTGTTTGTAAATTGCTCCCAATATTGCCCGCCCTGTCCGCTCACCTTCGGGTTCTCGGCGAAGTACAGCCCGTGCCCATAGGTCTGCGCGCCCTCGCCGGTGCCGATTTTCTTCAAGTCGAACTTGTCGAAGTCGTGCGGCGAGGAGTGATAGGCTTTGATGCCCATCAGCGCCTTGGCTATGGTGTCGCGAACACCCATCAGGTCACCATCTGTCTCTGCAATTCATCTATGGTTACCAGCTTGACGTCGATGTTGTCGTTGCCCTGCGGGCCAAAGTGCAGTCGCAGCACGCCCGCCGACTGCTGCGTGATCATCCGCACGAAGGCCATGTTGACCAGCACCAGCGCATCATCGGACGCGCGCGTCAGCGCGCGCATCGACGGCCGTGTCGTGATGTTGCTGGAGCTGCTCATAGGCCCCCCGGCCGCGGCTGCATCGCCTTCATGCGCGCGGCTTCCGCCCGCTCGGCACCGCGGGCGGCCATGTCCTGCTGCCGGGCTTGGTGCTGCTGGATCTGCATGTCGGCCTTTTGCCGCTCAAGCTGCATCTTCTGCGCGTTCTCCATCATGTGCGCTTGGTGCGCTTCGCGGCTCTCCTGCGCCTTTTGACCTTGAACAGCCATGTCGATCTGCGCGTCCTGCGTATCGCCTTGCGCCTTTACACCGGCAATGTGCCGCTGGTTCGCCAGCTCCCACTGCTTATGACGGTCCGCCTGTTCGAGCTTGGCGCGATCGTTCGCGGCGTCTTGCTGGAGTTTCTCTCTTGCGACCTGCGCCTTGATGTTCTCGATTTGCAGCGCGGTTTCCGCCTGCTTGGTGGCGGGATCAGGTGCCTGCCCTTGGCCCATCTTCGCCTTCATCTGCTCGATCAAATCGTCGACCGCGCCGTCAAGTGATCTCCCTGCGCGGAACGGCGCGGTGGCGAACTTGAGCACCTCGCCGCAGAACGTCGCGGTTTCCGGCGCGCCGGTCACCATCTGCGTGATCTGCGGCAACAGCTGGCTCAAGACGCCGACGAACTCGGTGCGGCGCTGCTTCTCGCCGTCCTCATCGGCCATGATCGTGCTGTCGGTTTCGATGTCGAGCGTGAAGGACTTCGCGCGGCTGTCTTTCAGGAAGTAGAGCACCTGCTCGATCGTTGTCTCATCTTGAAGCCGTTGCAGCTGCTGCATGCCCTGCTCCAGCTGCTTCTGCGCGGTTTCGATGATCTGCTGCACCGGGTCGGCAGGGGGCTGGCTCGGTGCAGCGCCGCCGCCGCCCGCGGCAGGCGGAGGGCCGGGTTGTGCATTCGGCCCCTGCTGCGGTGGCGGAAGCTGCTTTGGTTGCTGCTGCGCCTGCTGGATCTGCTGCATGGCCTGCGCCTTGATCTGGTTCAGCGCCTGTTCAATTTGCTGCGCGTCGCGCTCGATCATCGCCTCCGTGCGCAGCTGCGTCTGCGACATCTCGACGATCGTGGCGTCGTCGAACTTCTCGGTCATGATCTCGCTGGCGATCTCGACCAGATCGCGCGCCATGCGCACCAGCTCGCTCTGCTTGTCGCGGATGCGCGTGGTGCCGTACTGGTTCTTCAGCTTCTGCGCGCCCAGCGTCTCGTTCGGATCTGTGTCGCCGCGCATGATGTCGGCCATGCCGGTGATCTGGTAGATGTCCTCGATGATCTGCTTGCGCAGCATCACCAAGGCCGTGATCGTGGTGGCGATCATGTCGATCGGCATCCAGACGATCACTTCCTTGGTGTTGCCGAAGGAGGCCCAATTCGAGATGGGCACCAGCAGCCGGCCGCTTGTATGTGTGGCAAGCGCGGCGTTGATCGCCTCCTCCAGCTCGCCGCCGCCCGCGGGGTAGAAGCCTTTGGCCTCCAGCGCATCGCTCAAGGCGTGGATCTTCGCGGTCAGCGCGTTGATCTCGTCGAGCTGGTCCTTGTACTGCATGATGTCGGGGACCGGGATCAGCGAGCCGCGCTGCACGGTGCCATAGGCGGGTCTTGGGCACGGGAAGTAGTTCTGCAGCTCCAGATGTGGATCTGCTTCATCAAGTATGTCCTCGCAGCCGTGGGCGACCCATATCACGCGCTTGTCGCCCTTGCTCCAGATCTCCCAGAACTTGGCGCGCTCGCGGTTGTCGCCGCCACCGATCTCTTTCGCGTCTTTGTCTACTTTGTACTCCGCGCTCTGGTAGGTATCGCCGCTGTGCTTTCGGAAGCGGCGTCGAGCCTCGCTACGCGTCAGGTAACTTGCCGCGGCGACCCAAGTCACTTCCCTCCAGTTGGAGCTGAGAGAGTGCAGAAAGTCGCGGCGGCCCTTGAAGTCGATGCAGACGCGCTCGCTGGCGTAGCGGCCCTCGCCTTGACTTTCATACCTGCACCACGCCACGCCGCGGCCTATCAAGGCTAAGTCATCGCGCACCAGCTTCATCAGGTCATCGATGCGGGTGAGGTCGAAGGCGACGATGCAGCACCGCTCCATCACCTCGCTGGCCTCTTGATAGACAGGTCGGCGGTCCTTGAATTTTGGCGTCACCACCGGCACCGGCGCGGACGCATAGATGGTTGGCTTGATGACTTCACAGTTCGCCCAGAACATCGCGAACTCCCGATCGCGTATCGCACGACCAGACGCGTTGTTCGTGGCGAGGCGTTCGAGGCTGGCGTAGACCTTGTCGATGTTGTCGCAGTGATCGTGCCAGCGATCGAACGCGTCCTCGCTCTCCTGCAAGCGGTTCAGCCACGCCTTGCTTTTCTTCGCGGGCTGGATCTCGGGATCGAACTCAAGGTCGTCATGCCTGACGTCCTCATGCTGGGCAGCCGCGGTGTCAGACATCATGTGTCTCCAAAGGCAGCGCGAGCTGCTCGTTCTCGTCGACCATCTGCTGCAACAGCGACGCGGCGACGCGCAGGGTGCCCGCGATCTTGCCGTTGCCGTACTGCTCCATCGCGCGGACGCAGTGGCCGAGGTCGCCGATCGTCTTGTGCGCGAGATCTATTTGCGCCTTGGTCATGGTCGCCTCACTCGGTAATACTCTGACGCGAAGTTAGCCTGCGTGAAAGTGAACCAACGTTTCAAGTCGTAGCCGACGATCGCCTCCAGCGGGATCCACAGGCCGAGGCGGCAGCGCGCCTTCCATCGTCGCAGTGACGTGCGCTTCCTCATAGGATCAGTCCCCCTCTGCGCTGCTCGCCCGGCGGCGGGATGCGCCAGCCTTGCTGCACAGGCACCTTGACCTTCTTGAGCGGCGCGGGCCGCCAGCTCTGGGCTAAATATCTGAACGCGTCTGATGGATTGCTCGACCAGTCGTGGAGCGGCTTCGGCGTGAAGCACTTGCGCTCGTCGTCCCACTCGCGGCGGTACTGTTCGAGCGCGGAGATGCCTCCATCTTCGCAGCGAGGGTGGAACACGCACAATGGTAGGGTACGCCGCACGGCGTTAATGCCATCGTCGAGGGAGGCCAGAGGAACGAGTTGGGGCTTAAGGCCCATTGCAGACATAGTTTCAACGCGCGTTCTGCCACTGCCCCATTCCTTCACCTTGGCGTCGTGCGGCACGAAGGCGCTGCCGCGCCGCCAGCCGTGCTTGATCTCGCGCGCCTTGATCTCGTCGAGGTAGTGTTCAAGGCCCTGACCGCTTGATGCGTAGTGATCGAGCAGCACCAGCTGCGCGCCCTGCGTCTGAAACCACCAGATGCTGGTATCATCACCGACGCCGAGATCCCACGCGGTGTGAACAAACTTGGTGTCGTCGGCCTCGACGTCGAGGATGCGGCCGTCGCCGCGCACGTCGCGCATCTCATGGCCGTAGAACGTGCCGAGCAGTGCCGCGGTGAAGCTGCACATCATCTCCTGCTCGAACATCGCGCTGCCCGCGTCTAAGCCGTAAAGGCTTTGATACTCTGCTAAGGCTTCGGCAATAGCCTCTGGTGAGAGAGCAGCCGTATCGTCGACGGTGAGGATCTCGCTGAACCAGCCTCTTGTCCGGGTGGCGTGCTGGTACAACTGAAGTAAATGATTGCGTCCTCGGGGAGTAGAGATCCAGCACGCCCAGCCGTTGTTTTCTTCCAGTATGGGCCGGTAGTAGCCCCACGCTGAGGGGTTCGCGAGCGCGTACTCTGAAAAGACGATGCCCGCGGTAGACGACCCGATACCGCCACCGGAGACGACACTGTCACTGCCGACGACTTGCCACGTTGATCCGTTACGGAAACGGATGTGCATGTCGTGCTCTCGGGTGCTTTCGCGCATGGCTTGTGGAAAAGCCTCATCGATACGTCTCCTGCCGCTGTGCGGGTTCACTGCATCCCAAATTGCTTTTCGTCCCTGCGCGAACTCTGGAAGCATGTGCCAATAGTTGCCGACGCGCTCCAGCATCGCGATCGCGCTCGCATGCAGCGCGATCTCATCCTTGCCTGCGCGGCGATGCCAGACCGCGACAGCGCGCTTGCCGCCGCGCTGCAGATAATTCCACAGCCGCTGCTGATGCGGCCGCGGCTCCCAGCCCTTGTGCGGCACGCTGATGTCGGTGATGTCGGTCATCACTCATCATCCGATTTTGTAAGCAGCTTCCGTATGGTTATGCGCAGCTCGCCGTCCAGCTTCGCATCGTGCGGCTGATTTGGTTTGCCCCAGCCGCGGTCCATCAGCATGCTGATCGCGCGCAGCTGGATCTCAGGCTCGACGCCTTGCTCGGCGCTGACAAAGCCCGCCAGCTTCGCGACGTTGGCCTCCGTGAACGATCGGCACAGCGATTTCAGCCCGGCCTCGGTCATTGGCAATTTCTTCGTTGGGTTAGGCACTTGTTGGCGGGGGTTCCCCTCCCTGTTCGAGCCGTCGCAGGCGATCGGTCAGCTCGGCTATCTTGGTCTGGACAGCAATCAGCTCGTCCTCCAGCAGCGTGATCGCCAGCTGGAGGTCGTGGTCGAAATTGGCTTTCAGGTCGGAGATCTTGTTGTCGTTCACATGCCCACCCCGAAACGCCGAAAAGCGCGTATGCCGGAACATACGCGCTTTTGGTTTTGACCGTCTAGCCCTAGTAGGATCTGGGCCTTGGACGTGGCACCAGTGGTTTGGTGCGGTGCGCGATCATGCAGCCGAGCAGCAGCACGATCGGGGTTGGAACGATGCGCTCGCCCCGCAGGTGGCGGCGCATAGACCGTGCCGACATCCCGAGGTATCTCGCTGCCGCCGCGGGCTTCATGCCGAGCGCCGCGATCGCCATCGCGAGCTGCTCTGACGTCATGGACCGCATATGCTGCCAGCTCATTGGACTTCCCCTTTTGAACGGTGATGGACGTTTGAAATTCCAAGGGGACCATCGGTCCGGCTCCGTGTCAACAAAAAACAATTGAAAAAGACCCATTGACGCGGACCAATGGTCCGGCTATGTATGCGTTACCGGAATTAACCGGGCAGGAGCCATCACGATGACCAACCTCACCGCCACGATCGACGCCTACGCCGCACTGAAGTCCGAAATTGGCCGCCTCGAACTTCGCAAGAAGGAACTGGAAGCCTCGCTGGCCGACCTCAAGGCTGGCTCCTACGAGAGCGACGACTACCGGCTGACGATCTCTGACGTCGCTGGCACCAAGCCCGACGACAAGCTGGCCGCCGAGATCAAGGCCGTTCTCAAGGCCGCTGAGGCCGACTACCGGGCGACCCTGTCTACCCAGTACCTGACCGCCCACACTGTGCCGACGCTGGTGCGCAGGCACTTGGTGGGCCTGCCGACCGGCAAGAACCTCGCCGCCTGAGTTTCCAACGCACGGGCGGGGCCGCGCTGGCCCGCCTGCCCCCCTCCCAGCCTCGAAAGGTCCATCACCATGTCCGACACCGCCCGCTTCCAGACCGCCGCCGACGCCATCGCCTTCATGTCCGCCGGTAACGCCACCGTCACCTTGGTGTCCGTCAAGACCGGCACCCGCTTCACCTACAAGATCCGCGTCTCGGACGACGGCAAGACCCACTTCGTCAGCCTGCTGTCCGGCCCGGACAACGAGAGCGACTACGCCTACCTCGGCCGCATCACCCGCGGCGTGTTCTGGCAGGGTCGCAAATTTCCGAAAGCTGGCGACGTCGGCCCGGATGCGCCCTCGTCCAAGGCGTTCGCATGGGCGTGGAAGTGTCTGTCCCAGTACAGCATGCCGGTCAGCCTTGAGGTCTGGCACGAAGGCCGCTGCGGCCGGTGCAGCCGCAAGCTGACCGTGCCGTCCTCGATCGAGAGCGGGTTCGGGCCGGAGTGCGCGGGCAAGGTCGGGTTCAGCGCCAGCTGGGCAGGCTTCTAGACCTGACCCCCACCCTTACACCGAACAGCCCGCGGCCCCGGTCGCGGGCTTTTTGCCGTCGGTCATAGCCATGCATCTGCCTCATGCGCTAGGGTCCGTGTAGTCCGAGAAGTCCGTGATCTGCTATGTACTATTACAAACCCTTTTTTCACCTAGTTTCATTTTTAAACTTTAATTTGAGTACAGTATAAAACCACGGACTTCACGGACTACACGGACTTTTTGCTATACTCAGATACCTCTTTGGCTTGTGATTTGATCCTCGCGCGCTTTTAGCCCGGCGGCGGCGGTGTAACGCTCGCCAAGACCGAGCAGCTTTTTTGCATAGATCATCTGGTTCTTGCCGCCTATTTTCCACCGCCCGTCACCCTGACCGCCGGTGTTCAGAACCGGGACGTAGCCACAGTCGTCGAGACGCCGCGGCACGTTGCGGCGGTGTTTTACGTCACGCATCCAGTCGTGAAATTCGTGGTCCAACTTGGTCAGCAGCAACGGGATGGTGAGCGCATCGGGGTTACCGAGGGCCGCAATGGCGTCCCTGAAACCAGCCTCCTCAATCGGCCTGCCGGTGTCGACCATGCGCTGGAACGCCAGCGTCTTTTCCGGTGGTGCCTTGGCGTCGAACAAGGACAGGTCATAGGCCGCCAGAAAGGCCACCACGTCGTCGACACCCCCAGCCGCGTACCAGTCCCATACCCCGGCGAAGTAGCCGTCCTCGAACGACGCCTGCGTGGCCTCGGAGCCGCAGACGTAGTGCCGCCGGTCGTCCGGCGGCAGGTACAGCCCATCCGCCGGGTAGTTGGTCGTGAACACCACCGCCGTGACGTTCGGGACATAAAATTGCGGGACGTGCTTGATGTTGATCCGCACCATGTCCGGCGGCGCGGCGATCATGGTCTTGGTTGCCTCGTAAAACGAGTAGCGGTTGGTTTCGCCGAGATCCCGCGTCTCCGACACACGCAAGACCACCGACTGCATGAAATCGTTGTTGTTCCCGGTGACGTCCTGCGGCGAGATCTCGCGGAAGTTCCACTCGCCGACGCCGCGCTTGAGCGGCTCCAGCAGCGTGTCCTTGCCGATGCCGGGGCAGCCGGTCAGCACCAGCGCGTGGTTAATTTTCTCCGCCGGGCGTTGGATGCGGTGCGCGCAGAACGCCAGTATGTGATCAACGTGGTCAGGATAGATCCGGCCGATCAGGCGCAGCCACGGAGCGGCCTTGGAGGCGTCGCCCAGCCCACGCGCCGGCGCGCGGTATTTGTTGAACACGGCCACGCCTTCCTTTTCTATCCAGCCGCCGTCCGCCGCCAGCAACCCGCGGATCAGCTGTGGCTTGCCGGGCACCCATGTCATCTGCCAGACGCCTTTGTTGCGATCGAGCCACAGGTAGGCCGGTATGGTGATCTCCTCGCCGTCCTCGTCTACGCCGACCACCACCCGTGAAACGGTCGTGTTGATCCCGGCCTGTAGCCAAATCGCCCCGTCATGGCGACAGATGTACTGGTGGGAGGGCAGGAAGGCGTAGAAATCATCCACCGTGGGCTGCGCCGGAAACAGCGCCGCCACGTCGATGTCGACACCGGCGTCTGCGGCCGCCGCCCTTATCGCCTCGGCCACCTCCTCGTCCGCAGGCCCCGCCTGCACGTCCGCCGGGTAGTGCCGCGCCGCCGTTTTCCAGTCCTTTACGACGATGCAGTCGTGCCGCGTGGACCAGAACACGCTGCACCTATCCGCCGTCGACGACTGCTCGCCCGCGATGAAGTTGGCCGTGCAGCGGATCTCAGGGTTGTCGAAGTACACCGCCTCTAATTCAGCATATGACACCTCGCCGACGTGCTGGACCTCGAACCGCGACAGCTCGCGGTCAATATCGTAGATGTCCCGGCCCTCGCCGTCGCCCTCATCCAAACCGGCGACCAAGATCCAGCCTGCGGCCTTGGCCCACGTTTCAAACGCGGCCGCGATCGCGTAAGCCTGCGGCTTCGTCAGTGTCGGCAGGTCAGTCAACTTGACATCGGCCAGCTCGGGTACGCCCTCGGCCCAGACATACGCGCTGGTCACGCTGCCGTCGTCGTCATAGGACCGCGGCCCGTAGACCGCGAACTGGCGCGAGCAGACACCGGAGCGGAAGGGGCGGCCCCCGAAGATCTCGACGGCGTGGTACTTATCCACACCATCCACAGGCCGCCGGTACTTGTGCGAGGCGATGCGGATGAAGTCCTCGCCCTCAACCTTGCAGAACAGCGCCATCTTCTCGCCGCCGCCGTAGCGTGTCGGCGCGAGGCCAGCTACATCAGGCGCGATCGCGGCGATCAGCATCAATAGCGCCTCGACCGCGGCGAAGTCGTCGATGTCGATGTCGATGACGAGTAAACCGCCTTCTATTCGCACGCCTGTCGTAACGGCCTGTGAGAACCGCTTCCGCCAGCTCTCGACACGCGCCTCGCGCGTGCCGCGCTTGCCGTCGCTGATCTGGTTTTCAACGTAGTCCACCGCGTTCCAACCGTGGATGGCGGGAATTTTGCCGTGGCAGGGGATGATGTGATAGCCGAGGGCGAGCAGTTGCGTGCGCAACCGGGTTAGCTTAGATGTGGACACTAGGTCTGTCTCCTGTGAACGGACGGGATCAGATCAGGGGTCGTGATGTGTCCAGCATCGCGGCCCCTCTTGCTGTCAGGATAGCAGCGCGTCAATGTCTGCCGAACTCTTGACGATTGCAAGCCACTCTGAATATGGTGCGCCATGACAGAGCACTGGCTACCTGTAGTGGGGTTCGAGAAATACTATCAAGTGTCAGATCGCGGCAGCGTTCGCAGTCTGCCTCGATCGATCGTTAACCGCCGCGGACAGCAGCGACACTACAAGGCGTGCGTGCTGCGCCCCGGACGCATCCACTACCAGAATTATTTGCGTGTGATCTTGCAAGGCGGCGGCGTGATCTCGACGCGGTTGGTTCATCATCTTGTGCTGGAGGCGTT